GCACTCATCACTTGATGGGCCAGATGGCCCCCCAGGCTTTCGCCATTTGCCGGCTTTAGCCGGTCATTGTGTAGATCGAAATACGATTCACACTCTGAACACCTGGCACCCCCACGGAGAACGAATTCCCCGTGTAGACAACATCACTTCCGTGAAGTTGGCTTCGATCTTCTAGTCCTTCGGACAGGTAGATCGTATAAGCTGGCAGGACCCAGTCCCCTTTGTAGCCTAAGTGGCTACGCCGAGAACGGAAGGTAAATGTGTCAAAGAGGAAACCTGCATAGCCTGCAGAAACGTGGTTCGGTTTCCTGTGAGGGACCCACTCTCCTAAGAGATGGCCTTCGTAGAAAATCTCGTCACGTCTCCAAAGGCGAAGGCGCTTGCTAGGCGCCCTCCCCACATCGGCATGTCCATCAGGCCCAAAAAGCCTAATAGATGTGTCGATGTAGGACAGCAGGTGTGCGCATACGTCAAACTCATATTTTCTGTAATAGAAATTATGAAGCCTGAAAAGGTCGTATACGCACGGCCTCGTCTTTTGATAGAGAGGTCGTATGTCAATGCCCTGGTGATAGTCCTTACCGCAACTTTCTCGGAAAGGACCCTTAGCGAAGCTCTTCTCAGTGTTCACCGTAAATCCACACGAAGTGAATACACGGAGCAAACTAGGATATGCTTCAGATGGGATTATGATATCATCTCCGTAAGAGGTGACATCGCCGGTCGCTGCCCCAATTTCGACACACACCCCCCACGCGAGAGCGTAGAAGATGAGTGTCTCGAGAGGGAAAGTGAAACCGTTGCCCATGCTGGAGAATTTCTCCAGACGTACGAGTTTTCCTTCAAAATCCACGGTCCCTGTTCGGAATCGTGAAAGGAAGGCGGCCCAATCAATACCGAGCAAGTCATAGACGAGCTCGATTGAGATTGTGTCGCTCGCACTGCTAAGATCGACAGTCGCCAGACTTCCGTCAACAGAGCCCTTCCGGGCCAACCGTTGATTAAGAGTCTGGTCGCGTATGTCGACACCGCAGCTACGGAGACGTTCAGCCATATAAGAACCCACACCCGCTTGACAGAAAGTGTTAAGCGAGGGTTCGACCATGATTGAACGGTACTCTTTTGCCGACTTAGGCACGAGAGAGATCTTACCAGGATGGATTATCACTGGAATCTCTCCGTCGTAGGAGCCGCCGTTGGTTTCCCAAAGGTTAGACTCCCACGCCGGTACGGACATCAGCACGCTATGTGCGGTAGACCGTAACTCAGAACTACAAGCGGGATCAGTCCCGAGCTTCGCTCGAGCCGACGCCATTCTTTTTGGAATTTGCGTCGTAGCCCCTGGGCCGAAACGGAAACGGAGGTCTTCTAACGCCGGGATGTCTCCGAGAATAGAGCTTATTTTTCTTGATGCGTGCCAAAGGACACGCTCAACAAAGGGGAATAATTGAAACTCCCCTTTAGCTCTCTTCTTGAAACACTCGTTCGTTAGACGGCACGCTTCCTCGGCTTCCCAGAACTTCTTGAGAGCAACGGCACTTTTATCATAGCCGAGATCCAGATCTTCTCTCTTAGAGAAGAAGGCCTGGGCTTGGCGGATATGAGCGCTGTCACTCGTAGAAAGCTGGCCATAGTCAAGTTTAAATTCAATGAAACTGCGGATATCGTTTTCGACCAGAAGGTCGGAAAGTTCACACGCAATTCCATCGTCAGAGACTTGACTGAGGTGCCAGAGGGCAAGTCCAGTGTAGATTTCCTGGTCGGACTCGGTATCAAGTTCCTCGTCCCAACGCGTATAAACGCGCATAACACACCTCCAATAAGGAAGGATAGTGAATCCCACAGCCATGCCTGGGAAGGCATGGCAAGACCATCGATTGCAGACACTTTCGGTGTCTTTCGATCGAGGGGGTCAGGTGGGTGCGATCAGCTGGTCCATGAGCTCCGGAAAGGGGCCCGTGACCACGGGGGCGACACTAGTGGCAATACTGCCAGCAATGTTGAGCCCCAGCTGACGGACGAGGCGTCGGCCAGCAACGTCGGAACGCTCATGAAACAACCCGGTCTTAACGAACGTGTTGATATAAGCGACCTTCGGTGCGGCCGAGTAGCCTGCCGAGTTCGAACCAGTCACAACTTCTTGGACTGGGACGCTGGTACGACCTTCAGTGCGGTAGACACCGCTCTTGAGTCGTTCGAGTGTCATCACTTCCGTCACTTGGGCGATAGTGGGGACACCCGTGGCACCTTCGCGCCACGATGCTGTGATCCTGGCTCCGTCGCGAACGACGGAGACAGGAAGCAGCGTGTGGGAGACTGGGGTGCTTGCGCCATCAAAGGCGACGATGTTTGCAATAGCAGACATTGGGTTTTAGCAAGTTATGGCTTTATCCGGTTGCAAGGCCGGGCCGTTGAGGGAACCAACATTAGTAACGAACCCCAGCGATGGGGCCCTTTGCTGCGTTGGTCATAAGCGCGAGAGCGTTTACACAATGAATGAACGAAGTCACCTTCTCCCAGGGTTTAACCTGAGGAAGGGGCACGCTCAGACTTGTGCTCACTGTTCGATTAACGTCGATGTACGTACGCGGGGCAGTTATCGGATTATAAATGGAGTAGTCAACTCCAGGATTAGGCACCGATCTGACCTGCGTAAACACATTAACGCCAACTTGCAGCTTAGATGAAATGACATAGAGGCCCGTAAGAGACCGATCAAGGTTAAGCGCGTCCAAGTACGCCCCGAGTGGTATAACCCAATCGAAGACGAACGAGTACGGCAGCTTCTCCCAGACAAGACTCGCGGGGTTAGTAAGACCAAGGGCCGCTACCTTGTTAATACGGGTTATCTTCGCTTTGATCCGCTTCCCAAAGGTTGCGAAACCATCGTGAGTATAACCAGTTGACAACGATTTTGGCACCCAGTTCTTATGTGCACCTCTCACGAACACCTGTGTTTGGTCTCTATGCTGCATGTACGCAAAGTGCGCAGCTGCTGCATAGATGTCATTCACAAGGGGTTCCCAGCCGTACTTCAGTTGTAACCAATTCGAGGCGAGCCACTCTTCAGTGACTTGCTTCCGATTTACTTTGGTTCCCCCCTTACGGGGTTTGCCATTAAGTAAGGTTTCCGCAGCAGCGCCTACTCGGCCCTGCTTTAGGAATTTAAACGACTGAGTGATACGGCGCGCCGACTCGGTTATAGTCTGAAGAGATTCGCGACCTTCTCCAAGGAAGACGAGCATGTTAAAGCCCTCTCCAAAGATTTTGTCACGAAGCTTCCCAAGCAGACCGATGTCGTCGTTGGCGGTCCATATGTTGCTATTTTGAACGCCCCAACTTGCTGAGCTCTGCCAGTTATGCCTGCGGCTGAACGGATAGTTCGGGCCACAGTTATATCTGACAAACTGCACAGCAGAGTCGGTAAAGCGGTTGATTTGACAACTATATGGATTCTCCACCTTCGATGGGCGCGGTCCTTGCGGACCGTACCTTTTCACGATGCGATAACGCATCTTGACGAAGGCCCCTTTCTTGTTATAGATCGGATACGAATATCGATCCAACGTGAAAGGGCGTTTAGGTGTTTTAGGCGAGTTGCTTCCGTTCCAGCTTTTTGACAGGTACGAGCCAAGGCCCGTGACTGTCACGGCTGAAGTGGAGAAACACGACTGATCACCAAACACAGCCGAATAACGGCTGTCGGAGACTTTGTTTCCGGTGGTCATTATAAAGCTCTCAAGAACCGGCTCGAAAGGGCCGGCCGGGTAGACCCGAGAATCCTCCTCCTAAACTCACAAGACTAAAGCGGTGCGCCTCCGAACTGGAGGTACTTCGCATACAAGTCTGAGGTTTCAGAATCGCAATGCCACGTAGCCGGGTTATCCGGGTAGTAGCATGCGTTCAGCTCTTCATGTGCAATCCTGTTCAACTGGTCTCTCGTGAGAGAGATCAGCGGTCTATTCGTGCGCGTATAGTAGAGCTTGGACATAGCGACATCGACTGTGAAAGTCAAGTCACCATTCCTTACGGAGTGGAGAGCAAAGCTATTCAACAGTGCTCCCAGCACTTTTTCAAGGTGCCGGGTATCGAGGATGGTAACACGGTCAGGAATGGCCGTGGTCCCATTGAGATAGTCGTTTAAGTCCATGATTAACCTTTAGTGGGTAAAGGAGGGG